GTGAGAAGTCGGTATTCTGATAGTGGTTGCGGACGAATTCGTTGGTGGCAGCCACGTATTCGGCCACCTCCAGCTGTCCATCTTTTGAATTGATTACCAGCTTGTTCTCCGCCGGGATGTCTGCGGTCACAGATCCCGATGCGATGATGTTGTTATTCACAGATACATACCATGCAGGGTTACTGATCGCTCCCATGATCGAAATCTTCGCGGGAGAATCTTCGGATGCATTGTTCGTCACACGGATGTATCCGTTGAGCTCATCCGCATATGTGTAGCCATATGTGTAGTTGTAGCGCTTCGGAGAATCAACATCATCCGATGTTTTCCGCGCAGCTCTGGGTATATACCAAAGCGATGTGGCTGTGAATGTGCCGTCACATTCGAGCATGTTGCTCGACGGATTGATCTCCGTCTTTCCGAGATTGGTGACCTCTCCGTCGATGTATGCCCATTCGGTGCCCGGATTGTAGGCCAGCTTCAAAGGAGTGAACACGCAGAAATTGGCGAATGCTCTGTATGCAGCATAGGTTCTGAACAGCATGATAAATGACACCTGCTTCTGTGCTGAGAGCCTCTGCACAAGCTCGTAGGTCGAGCCGATGCGCATGTATTCATTCTCTTTCGCTATGCCCAAGCCTTCGGGCTGATACAGGAAGCCGTCCCTCTGCATCAGATCCCATTCGGCTCCGGTAGCGTTTATTAGCTTAAACCTTCTGACCATTAGATTCTCTCTCCAAGCCATCTGTCTAACTTGAGCGCCACAGCATTCGCCACAGCTTCCTCGCTCATGCCCTGAGCTGCGTAGACATTGACGTTGATCGTGTTGCCACTATTCGCTCCAATCACTTCCCGCAGCTTGTTCAGCCCGATCACCAGCTCCGCACCATTGCCGTCTCCGAAGCCTTTCATTCCTGACATAGTCGGAAGAACGGTCGGCGTATTGAACAGCACCGGATTGTCATAGGCTTTCTTGTACCAAGCGATCGATACCGACGGGAACACACCTTCGCCTCCGAGACCGTATGGCCACTTACCGCCGTTGATCCGGAAGTGAGGCAACTTGATATCCGGCAGACTCCATGAGAAGTTGAACAGCCCCTTCACGTAGTCGATCGCGCCCCTGACCGTGCTCTTCATCGTGTCGATGATTCCCGATCCGATAGATGGCAGTGACCAGGAGAAGTTGAAGAAGCTCTTGATGGTGCTCACTGCACCGCTGACCAAACTCTTCACCGTATCCAATGCTCCTGTGGCGACGTTTGGAATCGATAAGGAGAAGTTGAACATGCCCTTGATCGCATTCACAGCTCCGCTGACCACGTTGAGGGCACTGTTCATCACATTCGTGATGGTGGAGCTGACACCGTTGAAAATGCTGGACACCGTGGAGCTGACTCCGCCGAGCGTGCTTGATACCACGCTCCTGATACTGTTGAAAGCTGAAGAAACAGCGGAGGACACTCCGCTCACGATGCTGGACACGGTGCTCCTGATACCGTTGAACACCGAGCTGATGGTTGAACTGACCGAATTCACCACAGTGGTCACAGTGCTATTGATTCCATTCCACACATTCGTGATAGTTGTCCGCACCGTGTTCATCACGTTGCTGATCGTCGAGCTGATTGCAGAGAAAACCGAGCTGACGGTGTTCTTCACCGCGTTCAGCACATTCGTCACTGTGGTCTTAACATTATTGAAAGCATCCGAAACGGCCTTCTTCACAGCGTTCACAGCATTCGTGGATGTGCTCTGGATCTGCGAGAATATCGATTTGACCGTGTTCCATGCGTTATTGAGCGCGGTCTTGATTGCCGTTGAAATGTCGGAGAATGCCTTCTTTATCTGCTTCAAAAGATCACTGGCTGCCTTCTCAACCTTGTCCCAATTCTTGTAAAGAAGGACACCGGCAGCCACGAGGGCACCGAGAGCCAGGATCACTCCGCCGACTGTGGCTATCATCGGGAGCATGGCTACATTCAATGCCGCCGCCGCTCCTGCCACCGTGCTGATGATTCCTGCGACTGGAGAGATGGCAGCCACAAGCCCGGCCACCGTCAGGATGAATGCCTGAGTGCTTCCGTCAAGATCGGAGAACCACTGTAGCACTTTGGTCACTGCATCGACTACCTTTTCGAGTGCCGGCGCGAGTTCACCAGCCAGTGCCGCACCTGCTTCCATGAATGCCGCCGCAGTTCTCGCTTTGAATTTATCGATCGAATCGTTGAATTCATTCGCCGCGTTGAGCGTGTCCCCGGAGAGAATCAGCCCGAGATCCTCTGCTTCCTTTCCGGCTTCCTTGAGAGCCGCACCGCCGTCATCGACGATGCCGGCCATGTCCATAGCTGACTTGCCAAACAGATCCATGCTGATGGCATCTCGCTCTGTCTCATTCTCAATCTTGCTGAGCGCTTCCAGCGATTCGTACCATACGTCCGTGGCGCTCCGCATCGAGCCGTCCTGATTCTTAATCGATACGCCGAGCGTTTCGAAAACGTCCGATCCGGATGCCATGCTCTTCGTCATCTTTTTGACCGAGCCTGTCATCGTGTCCATGCTGACGTCGATCAGATCGGATGCGTATTGCATTTTCTGAAGCTCTTCGACTGTGAAGCCTGTCTGCTTGCTGAGCGTGTTCAGATCATCCGCCGCCAGTGCCGCGTGGTATGCATTTCCGAGGAGCGCCGCACCAACACCGGCCGCGGCTGTGCTGAGACCTTTGGTGGCATCAGACACCTCTTTCGACTTTACGGAGACAGTCTCCAATTCCACCGGAAGAAGCTTCAGCTGTGACTGGTAGTCTTCCAGGCTCTTCTCGGTAGCGATGATCTCGCGCTTGAGAGCGTTCTGCTGCTCAATGGCAGCGGGATCTGTTGATCCCTGAGATTCTAACTGCTTGAGAGCCTCCCGCTCTGTGTCGAGCTTTTTCTTCGTGTCCTCGACTGCCTTGCCGACCAGTTCCTGCTTCTGTCTGAGCAATTCGGTGTTGCCCGGATCCAGCTTCAGCAGTTTGTTGACGTCCTTGAGCGCGGACTGCGTATTCTTCAGCGATGAATCGACACCTTTGAGCGCTTCCTGCAATCCAGTAGTATCGCCATTGATCTCTAGCGTGATGCCTTTGATTCTTCCGCCGCCGGCCATATGTTCACCTCCTGAAGTTAATGAAATCTTCCTTTGTTGCTATCTGGGGATACTCGATGGTATCCCTGTATTTCTCGGTAATCATGTCGAGGACCATTCCAACATCGACGTCTTCAAGGTCCTGCATGGTCAATCCGAGTTCTGTGCATCTTAAAAGAAACAGCGCAGTCGTAAACGGCCGCGCTGTTTGTCTTATTTTTTTTTAGCCTTCTCGATCGGCTGTGCTGACAGTCCCCAGAGCTCGATGATCTGAGGCATAATCTCGTAAATCGAGAAGAGCTCAAACTGTTCGAGCCATTCATCCGCAGTGTTGGGGATGTCCGGATTCGCCTGTTTAGCCATCACGTAAGCAATGTCCTCGAAGGCTTGCAGATTGACGGATGACAATCCGCCCTTCTGGGATGCCTCAGCGAGTGCTGAGATATCCGCAAACAGGTCACGTCTTGTCATCTGCCGGTATCTGCGAGTGGTTGCGGCATTGGATTTAAAAGCTACATCCACGCCGCTGATGTTGATCGTCTTTTCCATTAGGCCTCCTATTTTTAATTAAAGAGTCGGTTCCTGGACTTCAGTGAACCACTTCTGATATGCGCTGGTGGCATCTGCGTCATAGAGCGCGAAGCTCTTGACAATATCGTCAGAGATGCGAGCCATCGCAGTGATGCTGATCGTCTGCTCATTCGGCTCAATCGATTCTTCGACCGTGGAGCTTGCGACATCCGGACGTGCAGCTGTGCACCGATACATGCAGAAGCGAGTGGCGCTGTCGTCTCCTTCGAACTGGAACAGCAGAGCGAATTCTGCCGCCGGTGTTCCTGTCTTCTCGACATACATGCCATTCTGAGAAAGCACTTCGCCGAGAATGTCCTGACGGAAAGAATCCGGAAGCATCGCCACTACGAGGTCGCCCTCGTATCCATTGTTGCTGTTTCCCGAATAGTAGACCTTATTGTCTGCGTGCCAGTTTGTGGTCTCGCCGGATGCAGAGAGCGAAATGCTGCGTGCACCAGGAATAGCCACCGGTGCTGCGTAGGTCAGATTGCCGTTGCCGTCATCCGTTGCTTTTGCATAGTAGACATTTTTAATGCCGTACTGGATCTTATTAGCCATTGATAGCTACCTCCATTTGATAGATTGTTTCCTGAACCGCATCGGCCCTGACGTAAACGCTGTTCTTCAACCACTTGGTGAAGTGTTGCTTCAACACAGCTTCAACCAGTCGCTCCGTCTCTGGATCTTTGCGTTTCGTGTAGAGACCGATTTCTAACTGAACGATCTCCGCGTAGTTTGTATTGTCAGCTCCGTAATCATCGTTCTGTGGATACGTGAACACGATATACGGAAGTGGTGGAATTTGATTCGGTGACTCCCAGAATTCATACGTCACAGGCAGGCCTGTCTGAAGCAGTGCTTCATAGATCTGTTGATAGGTCACAGTCTTCTCCGCACCTCACTCTCCAGCCATGCCTCCGTCTTCTCCTGTGCATCGGCGATCACTCCGTCACCCTTCCACTGCCCGATCACTTTCCCGTTTGCATCTTTGAATACATGGTCTTTTTCGAGCAGATGAGCGACACGATAGTGTGCCACATTGTACACGGTGTAAGAGGCTCCTGACACGCTTGCGAGGTTCTGCATCTTATCCCAGTCTCTCGCATATGCTCCGGTCCTTTTTCGGGAGTTGGAGCTGATCAGCGCTACTGCATGGTCAGCCGCTTCTGAAATCACTTCCTTCAGAGTGGCCGTTGCTTCAGTTCCGTATTCGTCAAGGATTTCCTGACAAACAGCCGAGAAGTCAAGAATGTTTGCTTTCTTCTTAGCCATTGCCTTCTCTCCTTTCGACATACAGCTCTATCAGGTCATTCCTGGCCTGATACGTCCTGTAAATCGTGTAGCGCGTGCCATTGTACTCGACGATCTTTTCGCCGGCGTAATCGCCGAAAAAGACCACAAACGAATACTCCGGATTGAGACCGCTTCTTCCCGCATTGAAGAATTCGTCTCTGGTCACGCTCCGGACATTCGCGAATACCATGCGTGAATGCTCGGTCGGCTGCTGGATCCCGTACACATCCGGCTGCAATGTCACGCTGATCAGATTAATCGGTGTGGATCTGTCCATAGGTCAGCTCCATGTGGTGTACCCGTCAGCCATGCCAAGCTGAGCCTTCTGCTCATCATAGGAGCGCTTCAGCTGATCATATTGATCGGGCTCTCCGAAATTCATCTTGCAATAAGTGATCACTGCACGGATGATGAGCGCGTCAGTCATTTCAGCGTCTGTGACTCCTGCGACATGCATGTCCAGCAGTGCCGCATTGATCAGATCTGTGAGTTCACCGTCAAATGCGTCTGTAACAATGCGAAGGGCAACCTTGACCTTCGCCAGTAATTCATCCATAAGTCACCCTCCTTTAATGCACAGAAAAAGGCAGGGTTACTTCGCCGCCTTCTTCTTTGCCGTTTTTGCTTTCAGGTCTTTGACCGCTTCAATTTCACGTGCGTCAATTTCAACGACTGCACACGGTTCAGCAACACCAAGCGCACACAGCCTGGTGCACTCTGCATCAGATACAGAATGAACACCAGGCAGTGCATGAATGTGTGTTGCCGTCAGCAGTTTGACGGTCGGCATTTTTACGCCTTCTTGACCTGCGTGAAATGGAACGGTGCAGTGACTTCAATTGCCGCATACAGTTTGCCAAGGACACGGATTACATCACTGGTCATTTCGGTTGTGTCATCAAATTTATACTTGATGTCATCACCGTTCGGGAAGTTTGCGGTAACACCTTTAAGGTCACCAACAATCATATATGCCGCATTTGCAGATGCAGATGCATATGCAGGAAGCGCATCAGTGAATGCAACCGGCAGACCGTCAAAGACATCGCCGACATTCTGACCGGAAGTGATCTGCAGTGCCTTCAGCGCGCCCCATGTTGCACGGCTCATGATTGCAACATTGTCGGTTGCTTCAGCAGACAGAAGTGCTTCAGCAGATGCAATTGTTCCTGCACCAAGTGCCTGCGTCAGAACTGCAACTGCCGGTGCATTTGCACTGGATGTTGCCGGAGATGCAAGGATTGCAGCAATAACGATTCCTGCCGCCTTCTTCACGATTCTGTATGCCAGTTCATCATAGATGTAGGCAAGGAATGCTTCACCTGTCATTTCATAAACTTCATCCGTGATAGGTACCCACTTCTTAATGTTGTGCGGTACAAGCGTGACCATACCGAGAACCAGTGTTTCTGGATCAACCGCATCGTCACCTTCAAGATGAACAACCGCATCTGTTCCGCTGATTTCAAAATTGACTTTCAGATTGCCCTTGATGAAAGTCTTGCGCACACGGCTCATGATTTCATCATTTTCCCATGCGGTATGGATGATTGTTTCAACCATTTCCGGAACGGCAACGGTTCCAACAACCTGTCCTTCACTGACTGCATTTTCAGTCATCAGCGCACGGCATTCAGAATCATCACCGGTCTTGAGGTATTCAGCGAATGCGTCGATGTATTCTTTTGTGTTGCGGTACTCTTTAACGCTCATCATGTTTCTTCCCTCCTCTTTCTTGAGTTCCTGGATCTCTTTCGCTGTCTTCTCGACAGCGTCGAGCTGAGCTTTACGCTCTTCTGCTTCAGCCACAATCTGCGCTTTTCTTTCTTCGAGCGCTGTGACTTCAGCGTTGATTGCTTCGATGTCTGCATCTTCAGCTGTCAGCGCCGCCTCGAGTTCCGCGCTTCTGGCTTCGATGTCAGCCATCTGCATGTCTTTAATTTCCATGCGTTCATGCTCCTTTCAGTGCATCGATCCTGCGCTGGATCTCCTCCAGCTTCTGACGTTTTGCTTCAGCTTCCTTCTCGGCGCGAAGTCGCTCCGCTTCAATCTCAGCGATCACTCCGTCGCAGTGAGACCTTGCCGAAATCTCGGTGAAGTCATTCGCCGGTAAACTCACAGCGGAAACGTCATATAACTTACCTACGCGCTTGATCGTGCGCAGATAATCAGGTCCATCTTCTTCGAACGATTCGTCCGTGACTGTAAATCCGAACGACATCTTCGTGGTATAGCCACCGGCAATTTCTTCATACAGCTGCCGCCCGAGCTCAGTGCCTCCAAGTCTCGCAGTGACCTTCAGGCCATGCTCGTCTTTGTCCAGATTCAGCGTGTCATTGCTGATCCGTGCGAACACCCTGCCCATATGGTCATATTGCATGATGACATCCGACATGTCTGTGCCGGTGAATGCATCCGGATCGACTTGCTCGTATACGGTGTGCGGTTTGCCTTCCATGTCTTCGAATGAATACAGCTTGTATTTCTGCTCGAATGTGGTGGCATATCCTTCAACCACGTATTCCTCAGTCTGCTCGTCGGCCTCTGCCGGTGTCATAGTCATTGAACGGTACTCTCGACCGTTCTCGATCTTTTTCAATACTTTCTCGTCCATTCTATGCGCCCTCCTGCGCTTGTTCTTCGTCCGGCTGTTCTGTTGGTGCTTTGCCCTCTTCCAATGTCTCTACAGGCTTGTATTCGCCTCTGATGTAAGCAACATCTCCGCCTTCGATCGGAGCATAGTTGAACAGCTCCCTGATCTCGTTGATCGTCAGGATTCCCCTGTCTCCGAGATCCCTAGCCATGCTGACCTTTGCCGTCTGTGTCATGTACTGCAGCCGATTCGCAGAGACGTAGACGTGATTACCGAAAGAGCGCTCACGCTCTGTGTAGATGGCTTTGCTCATTGCCTCTGAGAGTGCGATCGCAAACGGCTCGACACTGGAGTTGAAGAAGGCATCCAGTTCGTCGCTGTTGGCAGTGCCCTGCATGACCTTCTCGTTCACTCCGAAGTAGTTGAACACATTCGTCTGGATCTCTTTCATCTCATCCGGATCGACTGTGTATGGCTTCGAGTCGATCTGCTTGATGTCCTTGTATGTGTTCGGGAAGAGAAGCAAGCCACTCGCCGCTTCTGCCTTCAGATTCTTCTCAGAGAAGCGCTCCCGTTCTTTCGCCAGCGAATCAGGATCAACGAAGTTGGTGGTCTGACCCATGAATCGGAAAGTAGCGGAATTATGTGCGGCCTCTTTGATTGCCTGGTCATTGATGCTGATCAGGTCGAGCGTCCTGCGAAGTGCGCTGTTTGAGCTTCCGAAAAAATCTGATTGATACTGGTGTTTGTTCAGATATGCGCATCGGTTGAATTCAACCACTCCCGCCACTCCGGTCCGGAAGCGGTAGCGAATCCACAGCGAGCCATCTTCAAGCTCGAGGAGCTTCACATTCTCCGGTAGCACCGGGAAGAACCCGATCGTCTCGAAAAGATCATTCTGCACAGGCACGATGAATAGATTGTTCGTGCAGTCGAGAATCGTGCTCGATCTCGCTAAGAACTGCGGCCACGTCATCCACGCATTAGGAGCGTGTTTAATGCGTGCTCTGAGCGCGCTTTGTGCCTCGCCCTGCAGTTCTACCTTCAATTTAGAAATGTGCCGTGCTTTGGCCTCTATCGCACTCCTGACGAGGTCGCTCTCGTAGATTGAGCCGGAGTAATTTCTGAATGCCGGCTCGTATGCGGTTAGTAAGCTGAAGCGATTCGCGGTTTCTATCTTTATCGGCTGCTCATCGTCTTCATCTTTCGGGAACAGCCAATCCAGAAGTCCCATATTTAAGCTCTCCTTTCGTTCATCAGTTGGGAGCCAATCTCGCCCCAGTATTTGTCCCGCATGCACATTGCATCGAGGAATGCAGCCATCCCGTCGATGTGCATGCGTGATTCTATCTTGATAAGACGGACTCGCTCCGTCTCTGTTTCTGTTTTGAGCGCTGAATTCAGAAAGTGAATCTTCAGCAGATCGTTGTCGCCAATCTTGATGCGGCCATCCTTCATCATGCCCTCAGTGTTCCTGATCACCGGCGTGAGATTCGTTCCCTGGAATACATCGTCCACATTCACTCCCGCCTCTGTGAGTGCCTGAATCAGATATGTGGCGCTGTATCGGTCATATCCGACTTTCAGCGGGTAAATGTGATAGTCCCGGACGAGCTCCTCCACCCATGCGTAAATGTCTCTGTAGTCGACGAAGTTGTCGCCGGATTCGAACAGAATGCCGCGCTGGATGTATGCCCGATAAGGGAGCCCGTCCCTGGCACTCGCTTCGTCGATCTTTTCCTTCGGGAGGTAAAATCTTGCAAACGTGTAGATGATTCCATCCCGCTCGATCAGGAGTGTGGCGCATGACAGGTCGGTGGTCTTCGATAGGTCGATTCCCATAACCGCATAGCACCCGGAGAAGTCTTCCAGTTCGAGATGCTCGCATGTAGTCTTGTCGATGGTCTGCGCATCCAGCCACGCCTGCGAGCTGTTCTGCCGAATGTTGCAATATTTACAGAGAAATTCCGACTTCTTGGAAAGACTTCCTTCTGCTATGGCTATCTCTTCGATCAGGTAGTCGACAGACACGCTGACGCCGAGATTCGGATTCGACTTGCGGAGCTCATTGATATCGTTCCATTTCTCGACTTCATCGATCTGATAGATGAATGGCAGCAGTCTTTTCTCTTTGCTGGTGCCAAGCAGGAATGCAGTCGAGCGCTTCATCAGCTCGTCATAGATTCCATCTGAGACATATCCGGCTGTGCTGATCGAGATCATCAGCGGCTGCTCTCGCGCACCCATGGCTGACTTCATGACTTCGTATTGCTTCAGCCCCTGCTCCGGTGGCCACGAAGCCACCTCGTCACAGATGCACAGTGAAGGATTGAATCCGTCACTTTTACGTGCATTGAATGCGATCTTCTTCAATGTGCTGTTGCTTTCTTCCACAAGAATGTCGCTCTTGCGGTGCTTGGTGATCTTACTGAGATCAGGATCGAGAGAGACCGACTGCCAGAAGTCCTCATAGACGAGGTCTGCCTGCTCCAGTTTCGGAGCCACGCAGAAGATCCGCGCTCCATATTCGCCATCATTGAACATCGCATTCTCAGCATGGCCGGTGACCATCTTCGTCTTGCCGTTCTTTCGTCCGGTGACTATGAATACCTCCCGGAAGACCCGCTTGCCCTTTTCATCGACAATTCCATAGATGCAGGAGTCCATCGCCTTCTGCCACAGTTCCAGCTTCAGCTTTCCGGGAGCAAGTTTCCCTTCCGTGTGGTACACGTGGGACTGTTTGAAGCGGATCACGTTGTTTGCTTTCTTCTGATCGAAGAAAAAGAGCCCGGATTCGAGCCCTTTGATAATGTATTCATACACCATCCTCACCCATTTATTGACCGTTTCGGAGCCGTCTTGGATTTTCTGATAGTAACTGTAAATA